CCAAGACTTCTGCGTCCTTGCGCAGCGCCTGCACCATCCTCGTCAACCATGTTAGTGTTCTGAACACTAAACTGGCGAGCATTCGTGAGGCGCTAACCGCACAGCTACGCCAAGAAACCGTCGGCGTGTACTTGTGTGGAAAACAGGCTGTCGGAAAGTCATCCCTCATCACCTACATCTGGGATAAGATCGCTTCCGACCTCAAATATTCCAAGGACCAGTACAACCTCTCCCTGAACAACGACAGTGCTCATTTCGCTCCCTATGCTATGCAGCATGTGGGAATCTACAATGAGTTCGGTTTCTACAGGGACCAGGACCCCATCTTGCCCAAATTGACCGGTATCATTTCCGGAGACCCCTTCAACATGCCCGGAGCAGCTCTTGAGCATAAGGTTCAGCCAGCCAATTTTAAGGCTGTCTTCCTGACGTCCAATGTGCTGTCCCCGAACCTCACTGCTTCTTGCAGCCAGCAAGGAGTTGAGGCGCTGTGGGATCGATTCCTCCGGTTCGAGATTGTCGACCCGAACAACCCCTCCCGTAACCAACTTTGCCCGTGGAGGAAGCCCGACTTTTCTCACCTTACCGTCAACCTCTATCGAACCAACGACAGTTCCCTGGTACTCCCGGAGAGCAGCAAGGAAGTGATGACCGTGGACCAAATGATCAAAGAGATCAAGTCCCAGCTCATTGCCCGCGAGCTCAACTACCTGAACACCCGAGCCTGTAGCCTGCACCCCCAGGACTACATCCAGACAAGGACCAAGGAACTCCAACTTGTCCCCAACGCCGGGCGAACATTCTTTGTCGTCCGTTACCAGGGCCCACCCTCAGTGGGAAAAACTGCTGATGCAACCGTCCTGGCCAGCCTGTTCAACCAGGGATACAAGCTCCCCATCCGCTACATCTACTCGTTTGATGAGCCCTCCGTGAAGGCCCCCGCTATTTACATAGTGGATGATACCCTTCCCCAGCAGGAGCATAAGAGCTACCTCTCCTGGATCAACACTACCCATGAGAAGTCTGTTATCTTCATCGTCACCAACACTGTACTGAAACCCACAGGAATGTGGAACAAGTCAGTGCATGTGATCTCTGATGCTCCTAGCGGCATTGTCCGCAGACTGGGTATCAGTCACCCCACTACCTACAAGGGGCCCGATGGCACAGTGAAGAGCCTTGCTATGCCCTTCCAATACACCATTGATAAGAACTCCTCAGGTCTCGCTTCCTGCGGAGATTTTACCAATGGAGATATCAACGAGTACCTCCTTAAGGAGTACAATAACTACCTTATCTCCTTGGGAGGAGTCATCAAGACTCAGCTGCCATACACCGGACCATCCGACAACTGGGACTTCCGTGGTGTCTTCAAGACCATTGAAGAGATGCAC